GCCATTATCTTCTACCATCTGGTTGATAATCAATTCTAAAAGTTCCAATTTTCCAAAACTGACCTGTGCTGGTATTTTCTACTTTTAAAGATATAGATCTTGCTCTTGCACGCGTATCTATCTTTTGTGTGCTGCTAGTTATTGTAAATGGTCCAAGAGATGAACTTGCTTGTGAATCATTTGGAAAATCTCTTAAATTTAATGTAACTCTTGCGTTACCTGTTTGTGATAAAAAGTCTGGTAACACTCTTCTTATTTTCATCATAAACTCACCATCACCTGCTAAACCTTGTTGACCAATATCAAAATCTCCAGATTCAATACTTGCAGTAATCGCAGTTGTAGCACCTTCCTTAACTTGATTTAATCCTGTTTCATGTTCATAGTAAGTAGATGTACCATCTTGATTACCAAAAACATAATTTGTATCTGTAGTTGCAGTTGTGCCATCTTCATCATATTCTGTTGCATGAGGTTTACCAAACACAGCTGAATCTTGCCATGCTGTTCTTGCTAAAGTTCCTGTTGTCCATACTGGTCGCTCGGCACTTGAGTCTAGATAATTATACGCAACTATTCTATTTACTGTTCCTGAACCTGAGTTTGGATAAAACCAAACAACTTCACCAAACAAATTATTTAAACCTGCATTAATATGTTGTTTTGGTATAGTGTTGATATCGTCAAAGACATGGTCTTCAACTAAACATGGTAGTGATTCTAATCTACCAGCATATCTAAAGAAACCATTTTCTGACATCCAATACGCTGTACCATCAACTTCAACAGCTGCGTTCTGTCCAATCAATCCACAGTTTGTACCAACTTGTTGAAAAGAGAAAGTAAACGGTGGACCAACAAATCTCATAGTAAACAACGCTGTATCAGTCCAAACATAAATTGCATCTCTACCTCTAATCGCTCCTACAATTTTAGATCCATCTGCAAGTCTTTGTGTACCTGCAGTATTAGTTGCACTGGGTGCATACGTGTTAATGTCTTCTTGAGAAGAAAATCTTACAAACATGGGGTCTTGTGTAGAAGAAGTTCCTATCGTTGTTTCTGTTCCAAAAAACACTAAGTGTCTATCTGGAGTAGATACTAAACTAAATGCAGATGCAGTAGGTGCCCCTGATATAATTGTCGCTCTTGTTGATACAGAACCATTTGAATCCCATTCAAAACTTTCACCACCATTTATTGTTGCAATTAATTTATTACCAAAATTATCTAAAGACCATAAACCAGGAGCTGTAATAACGTCTCCCGAAGCCGCAGCGTTCCATGCAAAAAAGTTTGATGCATCGGTTACGGTTGCGCCTGAACTATGTGACGCTGCAGTTGTGCCTGATGCACCTCTAGTTAAACCAGATAAAGTTCCACTGCTATTACCAGTGTACGTTATAAGCTCACTATCTATTAATACAGTTCCTGATGATGGAAATGATGATGAGCTTGCCATTGTTAGTGATGTTACACTTGTATTTATAGAAGATGATAATGTAGACGTAAATTGACCGGACTTAAATCCACTCCAAGGTCCAAGTCCATATCCAGTGGATGCAACTTCAACCGCTGGTCCAACTGAATAATAATGTTGAACCCTAATACCACCAGATGTAGTTGCACCAGATCCTGATTCATTTGATCCAACATCTATTGTAAGTGTTGTTGATGTTGGTATAGATTGCACCATAAATTTATTGTCATCAAAATTAGAAGATGAAAAGTTAGAATTAGTTATAGACGAAAAATTATCTAATAAAATAATATCAAATTTATTTATATTGTGTGCAGAGGAAAAAGTTAAAGTTACAGTAGAAGATCCGTTTGTAGTGGTAAAGGCACTTGATAATGTCGTAGTCGATTTAATAGGATGTATGTCATAAAATATACCCCCTGAATATACATACAAAATTCTATTTGTACCTAATGCTGCATACTTAATACCTGAAGTGTTAATAAAGTGATGAATTGCAGTATTTCTACCTGTAATATCTACAGATCCTAATTGTGACCAACCGCCTATTTTTTCAGGCGAACCATACCTAAATCTTACATTGTCACCATTAACCCATTGACCTTCACCACCTGTTGCAGTTACTTGTTTATTAAATCCTGGTGCAAATTTTAATTTTTGTAACATAATTACCTCGCTGTTGTTGGGATTCCTGAAGATGAGACGAAAGGTGATTCTGCAAAACACATATAAATATATGTTTGACCTGAAGAATTTTGACCAGCATCTGTTGTAATTACTTTAAAACCATTTGATAATATATCTATTCTATTTACACCACTTTCTGCGGCATTATCATGTGGTTGTAAAAGATCATTATCTCCATTATACCCTTCTCTTTTGTTATCCTGTAATTGCCACCCTTGAACTGCTGTGCTTTTTTGCATAACAAACGCAGGTTTAAATCCTGTGTAAATAAATGGGCCATCTGTACTGCCATTTCCTGTGTAGCTTCCAAACTTGCTGTAGCCTTTTTTTTCTGCGAAGCAGTAGGCTATCTGATCTTCTCCATTGGGATTTACACCATTACTTGCACCAACACTAAATACAGAAGATGTAGGTGCTGTGTCATTAAAATGAGTATTATTATCTTGTACAGCATTAGTGCCATCTAATCTTATAGATTTATCTTCAGGTGCAGTTGCATCATTTCCAACATGATAAACTACCCAATTTTCACTTCTATCTAAAGTTTTTACTAAAATCCATTTTGGCACTGCACCAAGTCCATGACCAAGAGTTGTAGCACCACCATCACCTGTCCATTTAACAATACTAAATCCACTTGTAGTATTTGCAGAAACACTTGTATTTGTGTCTCCATCAGAGTTTGATGATGCAGAGCCACCAGCTAACCAATTCCATGCTACATAAGTTTCTGAACTTGCATTTAATCTTGCAGATGTTCCTATTGTAAATCCATCAGAATCAAAACTTTTTAATGATTCTGTATTTGTATCTTCTGCATTATTACTATTTGATGCAAGTTGTTTTGTTGCACCTCTTACTGAATCATAAAGACCATGAAATTGAGTTGAACTTCGTCTTTTTACCCAAACCCAATCTGGTTGAAATCCAATTCCTGTTATAGCAGTATCTGTAGTATTATTTCCTGTATAAAGTTTAGTATTAAAATAATCTGTTGGTTTATCTATTGTTGTGTATGCCATTAAAGGTCTCCTTTAATTTCTTTGCATGAGTGTAACGAATGTAAAGCCATTATCCATACTCCGCTAGGTTTTTTGAATTGATTGCATAATATCCTGAAGGCACTGCATATTCAAAATTTCCATATCCATTGCCATCTGAATTTCCTGAAGAAACTGAAAAAGTATTTGTTGCACCAAAATTAAATTCTAATTCACTACTTCCAGAAACCCCAACTGCGTGTCCAGCATAAATTGTTACAGGTGCGGCTAAAGCTGTTGCATTATTAGTTACCCAACCACTTCCAGATGTGGGGTCTCCCCCTGTATCAGATGAATTATAATCAAACCAATCTCCATTTATTCCTACATATAATTTTGTATTATCCATATCTAAAGCAAATCTAATAATATCTCCTGTTGAATATGAATTAAATCCATCTACTTCTGTAGTTGAGCCATCTACTGTTATAGAAAATCTACCACTTGTTACGGAAGTAAATTCAAAACCTGAATAACTGCCTTGTATTGAGCTTGTTCCTGTTACACTTTCATAAGCTGCAAGTCCAACTCTTGTTCTATCTGAACCAGCATCTCCAGTCATTTTAGCTTCCCAATACCACTTACCATTTGATAACATTATTGAACTGCCATAAAGTCCAAATGTTCCTGAACCACTTTTATCTATTTGTAAATTACCTTGACTTAAAGTAAAATTACTTGCACTAGGAGTATTTGGCATAAAAGTAACTGCATTATTAGTAGGTGTATCCGTGCTTTGATCTATTGCGGCTAGTCCTGATGAAGCAAAATCATTATTATTACCTGATACATCATTTCCTAAAGTTCCACTATCTTCAAAGTCTAAATAAAATCCATTTGTACCAAAGGTTAAACCAGATACATCTATCGGCTTCCAAATGTTTGAGTCTTCATCAAACTCTCCAAATGATGTTGGTGTTAGTTGTTGACCATCAATATAAACAAATTCTGCCATGTATCCATCATAGTAAGGATTAGTTTGCTCACTATCTTTACCAATAGCATTTAATTCTGCAGCACCTAATTTAATATCTAAATTTTGATCTGGATAATCTGTTTGACTAAAACTTGAAATCTGTGATCCATTTACATACATCTTAACTCGGTTCGAAGCAGTTCCTTGAGAAGTGTCATACGCAATTACTATATGATACCAAGCAGACGGATCTCTAAAAACTTGTGTTGTTTGCACATGAAAAGAATCTGTGACAGCACGAAAAGTTAAAGTATCACCGCTTTCAAATCTTATAAAATGTCTATTTGAAGAACCAGCAGTAAATATTCCTTGTTCAGCAGCTAACTCCCCTCTCTTTAACCAAACAGATACTGTACCAATATCATGTGAAGTACCATCTGTTGAAAATGTTTTACTTAAAAAAGCACTATCACCATCATCAAACCTACATGAGTTGGCTACTTCATATACTCCAGTTGATAATGTATTTGCTCCAAGAATAATAGGCATTAAGACTCCAATCTTGGAAGCTCACCTAATGGTCTTGCGAATGAACCATCCTCTTGTTCTGTATATTTGTATAAAGTTTCTAAAGCTGGTGTATCACTAGCATTTGTAATAGCTGTTTCCATCTCGGCTGCTTTAGTTCTTACTGCTGCTCTATGAGTTGTAATAGATGATGGTACTGCTGTACCTGCATCTGCTTTTCTTATTACATACCAATCTGTTCTTTGAAGCTCTCCTGCAGCTTGTGCTTTTATAGTTTTAATTAATTGTGTTTTTAATCCTTCAACTGCAACATCACCTACATCTTTACCTTCTGGTATTTTACCATCATCCTTATCAGCTTGTGTATATAGAGTATCTGCATGTGCTTTAGCTGTAGCTGTGCCCCATGATCTAGTTACTTTACCATCTGCAAATGCAAAAGATTCATTAGTATTAATATACCATTTTTCATCTTTACGATTTGTGCTATCTGTTTCTACTTCATAGATACCAATGGCTTCCCTTTCAGACTTAGTCCATAAAGTAAATATAGCTTTTGGATATTGATTATCTCCAATTGTAATACCTTTATTACCACTAAAATATTTTGTTATTGATCCTGATTCTACTAATGCAAACATATATTATTAACTTAGCGTCAATGCTAAATTCCTCCCTACTTCTAACCATTTACTTCCATTGTATCTAAATACAAAAAGATCTCCTTTTGATGCGGTTGTTGTTAACGTCGGGGCTGTGTCCGACGCAAATTCGTATGCAGCGTTCCAAGTCACAGTCCTGCTACCTGTGCCATCTTGAATAACTAATATACTTATAAATGCTCCTGCAACTCCACCTGAAGCTGCTCCAATTGTTCTATTAGCGCCAAGTGTTACTTTACAAACAGGTTGTGTTATTGCATTCCAAGATATTGTTGAAGCGTCTGTTAAAGTTGCTTCTGCATTGTAAGCAGCAGCACTAAATACAGCAGCGCCTGAATTTGACATATCTAAAGTTAAAGATGTAACAGCAGATCCACCATCATCACCTTTAAATATAATATCTTTATCTTGCACACCTGCAGTTATTACAGCGTCGCTAGAACTATTTGTAAATGATATTATTGTCGTGCCACCATCTTTAATATTAACATCAGCACCGTCAGCGTCTAAATTAATATCAGCAGCAGCATCAACAGTTAAATTATTAGCACTAATAGTCATGTCAGTGCCATCACCTTCAATTTTTTCAGAATCTCCACCAAAAACTATTCCAACATTATTTGGAATATGTACATCTGATGTAGCTGTTAAATTAATTTTAGCACTTGATGCTATTGTTAAATCTGTCCCATCTCCTTCAATTTTTTCACCATCGTCACCAAAAGTAACACCTATGTTAGCACCTACGTTAATATCTCCGCCAGATCCAACTGTAATAGATAAATCAGTTCCGTCAGATTCTATTTTTTCTGCAGTTGCAAAAGTTAATCCAACACCTGATGGTATGTTTACATCAGCGACAGCTGTTAAATTAATATTATTACCAGCAATAGTTAAATCTGTGCCATCACCTTCAATCTTCTCACCATCATCACCAAAAGTTAAACCAATGTTTGCAGGAATATTTATGTCACCATTTGATCCTACTGTAATGCTTAAATCTGTTCCATCTGATTCTATTTTTTCTGCAGTTGCAAAAGTTAATCCAACACCTGATGGTATGTTTACATCTGCTGTAGCTGTAAGATTAATATTATTTCCTGAAATTGTTAAATCTGTGCCATCTCCTTCAATTTTTTCAGCATCATCACCAAATGTTAATCCAACATTAGCTGGTATATTAATATCTGTTGTGGCTGTTAAATTTAAATCGTTAGACGAGTTAATGGTTAAATCTGTTCCATCACCTAACATTTTTTCACCAGCGTCTCCAAATTGTACAAAAGAGTTATTGCCTAAAATAACGTCATGATTAAAAGTAGCTGATCCAGCATCTGACATGTCTAATGTTAATGCTGTGATATCTGAACTACTATCTGTGCCCTTAAATATAATATCTGCATCACCTGCTTGTGCATCAATTGTAATATTTCCTGAAGAAGTTGCAATTGTTACCGCTCCATCACCTGTAGAAATATCATCCGCTGCTACACTAGCACCACTTTGAAAATATGTTTTTAATGTTGTGACATTAGTCATTCTCATTGTGCCACCATCATTTACAAGTAAACCATCTCCATCTGCAACTGCTGTAGTTCCTCGTGCAGTGTCACCATCTATTA